TCGATCATGGGCGTATCCGTTCGCGAATACGCGCGCCGGCGCGGGGTCAGCCACGTCGCCGTGCTCAAGGCGATCAAGGCGGGGCGGATCTCCAGGGAGCCGGACGGAACCATCGAGCCCGAGACGGCCGATGCCCAATGGGACGCCGGAACCGACCCGGCGAAGCGCCGGCCCTCGAAACGAACCGCGGCTGAAGCACCCCCGGAGGATTCCGGCGCTGTGAGCGGCCCAGTGACAGTCGAACCCGTCGCTCAGACAGGCGGTGCCACCTTCACCCAGGCGCGCACCGCGCACGAGATCGCCAAGGCGCAACGCGCCCGCATTCAGGTGCAACGGCTGAAAGAGGAGGTGGTCGACAAGGCACGGGCGACGGCCGTGGTGTTCCGGCTGGCGCGTCAGGAGCGCGACGCCTGGGTCAACTGGCCCAGCCGCGTGGCGGCGTTGATGGCCTCCGAACTGGGTGTCGAGGCGCACGCCATGCAGAAAGTCCTGGAGACCCATGTCCGAGCCCATCTCTCCGAGCTCGCCGACGTCCGGCCCGAGTTCCGCTGATCCCTTCGCCTTCGAGGGCCTCGACGATCTGGTCGGCGCCTGGCGGGACGGGCTCGAGCCGGACCCGTTGTTGACCGTATCGGAGTGGGCCGACCGGCACCGCATGCTGGCGGCACGCGCCTCGGCCGAGCCGGGACGCTACCGCACGGCCCGCACGCCCTATATGCGGGAGATCATGGATGCGCTGTCGCCGGCCCATTCCTGCCGGCGAGTGGTGTTCATGAAGGCGGCCCAGGTCGGCGCCACCGAGGCCGGCAACAACTGGATCGGGTTCGCCATCCATCAGGCGCCGGGGCCGATGCTCGCGGTCCAGCCGACGGTCGAGCTCGCCAAGCGCAACTCGCGCCAGCGCATCGATCCTCTGATCGAGGAAAGCCCGGTGCTTCGCGCGCGCGTCAAACCGGCCCGCTCGCGGGACTCCGGCAACACCATGCTGTCGAAGGAGTTCGCCGGCGGCCTGCTGATCATGACTGGCGCGAACTCGGCCGTGGGCCTGCGCTCAACGCCGGCCCGTTACATCTTCCTCGACGAGGTCGACGCCTATCCGGCATCGGCCGACGACGAGGGCGATCCGGTGGCCCTGGCGGAAGCCCGATCGCTGACCTTCGCTCATCGGCGCAAGGTGTTTCTGGTTTCGACGCCGACGATCCGCGGACTTTCCCGCATCGAGCGGGAGTACGAGGCGAGCGATCAGCGGCGCTACTTCGTGTCCTGTCCCCATTGCGGGCAGATGCAGTGGCTCCAGTTCGAGCGTCTGCGCTGGGAGAAGGGCCGGCCGGAGACGGCGCGCTATCACTGTAAGGCTTGCGAGGAACCAATCGCCGAACACCACAAGACGGCGATGCTCGAAACCGGCGAGTGGCGGGCGACGGCCGAAGCCGACGATCCGGCGACCATTGGGTTTCATCTGTCGGCACTCTATTCGCCGGTCGGCTGGCTCTCCTGGGAGCGCATCGCGCGGGCCTGGGAAGCCGCCCAGGGCTCGGACGAGGCGATCAAGGCCTTCCGCAACACGGTCCTTGGCGAATCCTGGGTCGAAACCGGTGAGGCGCCCGACTGGCAGCGGCTCTACGACCGCCGCGAGACCTGGAAACCCGGTGTCGTGCCGCCGGGGGGTTTGTTTATCACCGCCGGTGCTGATGTGCAGAAGGACCGGGTCGAGATTGACGTTTGGGCTTGGGGCCGGGGGCTCGAAAGCTGGCTCGTCGACCATGTCGTCATCGAGGGCGGTCCCGAACACGCCGAGACCTGGAACGCGCTCGACCGATTGCTGACACGGACCTGGCCCCATGCCGGCGGCGCGGCATTGAGGCTAGCAAAACTCGCCATCGATAGCGGCTTCGACGCGCCGGCGGTCTACGCCTGGGCGCGCAGGGCCGGCGTCACGCAGGTGGCGCCGGTCAGGGGCGTGGAGGGGTTCAACCGATCGAGCCCGGTGTCGGGCCCGACCTTTGTCGACGCGACCGACGGCGGCAAGCGGCTGCGCCGGGGCGCGCGACTCTGGACTGTCGCCGTCTCGACCTTCAAGGCCGAGACTTACCGGTTTCTGAGGCTGGTCCGGCCGACCGACGAGGAACTCGCGAAGGGTGCGCGGTTTCCGGCGGGCACCGTGCATCTGCCGCACTGGATCGAGACCGAGTGGGTGAAGCAGTTCGTCGCCGAGCAGTTGGTGACGGTGCGCACCAAGCGCGGCTTCGCGCGGCTCGAATGGCAAAAACTCAGGGAACGGAACGAGGCGCTCGATTGCCGGGTCTATGCCCGCGCCGCCGCCTGGATCGCCGGTGCCGACCGTTGGTTGGACGCCAAGTGGCAGGACCTGGAGGAACAGCTGGGTGTGCCGTCTGAGGACGAGGCGACGGCCGGGGTCGTGAACCGGGTGTCCCCTGAGCCGAAAGGCAAGCGGCGCTCCGAGTGGTTCGGGCGCAAGGAGGGATGGCTCGAGTGAGTGATTGGACGGAAACCGAACTGTCGGCCCTGAAGCGCGCCTATGCCAGCGGCACGCTGCGGGTGAGCTACGACGGCAAGACCGTCGAGTACGGCTCGGCCGATGACCTTTTGGGCCGCATCCGCACCATCGAGCGCGCGATGAACGGTGCCGACAAGCCGATGCCCTTGGCCGGGCTCGCCGGGTTCAAGCGAGGAGATCGTTGATGCGTGCCAGCTGGTTTGACCGGGCCATCGCCTTGGTCTCGCCGCGGAGGGCAACGCGGCGTCTGCTGGCCCGCGAGGCGTTCGAAGGCCTCACGCGCGGCTACGAGGGCGCGGCACGGGGACGGCGGACCGACGGCTGGCGCTCGCCTGGAACCTCGGCCGACAGCGAGATCGCGACGGCCGGTGCGTTGCTGCGTGACCGGATGCGCGACCTCGTCCGCAACAACCCGCATGCCGCCAAGGCGGTGGCGGTGCTGGTCAACAACATCGTCGGTGCCGGCATCATGCCGCGCGCGGCATCGGGCGACGACCGGCTCGACCGAACGGTCAATGATCTCTGGGAGACCTGGGCGCGTGGCTGCGATGCTGATGGGCAACTCGATTTCTACGGCCTGCAGACGTTGGTCTGCCGGGAGATGGTCGAAGCCGGCGAGGTCCTGGTCCGGCGCCGACCGCGCCGCGCCGAGGACGGTTTGGCCGTTCCGGTGCAGTTTCAGGTCCTGGAGGCCGACTTCCTCGACGCCACGAAGAACGGCGAGATCGGTTCCGGCCATGCGGTCCAGGGGGTCGAGTTCGACGCCATCGGACGCCGGCGCGCCTACTGGTTGTTTGCCCGCCATCCGGGCGATGCCTTCGGCGCGCTGCAGGGCGGGTTCAAGAGCGCCGCCGTGCCGGCCGCCGAGATCGCCCATGTCTACGAGAAACAGCGCACCCAGGCGCGGGGCGTCCCCTGGGGTGCGCCGGTGATCCGCAGCTTGCGCGATCTCGACGACTACGAGATCGCCGAGATCGTGCGCAAGAAGACCGAGGCCTGCGTCACCGCAATCGTGTTCGGCGCCGACGAGGCGGAACAGGGGATCGCGCCGACGGTTGTGGACGCGGACGGCAACCGCGTCGAGCAGTTCGAGCCGGGGCTTATCGCCTACGCACGTGGCGGCAAGGAGATCCGTTTCAACCAGCCGGCGGCGACCGGCGGCTATGCCGACTACAAGCGGGCCAGCCTGCACACCGTCGCGGCGGGGTTCCGGGTGCCCTACGAGCTGCTCACCGGGGATCTCAGCCAAGTGAACTACTCGTCGATCCGGGCGGGGCTCGTCGAGTTCCGCCGCATGATCGACGCGGTGCAGTGGCAGCTGTTCGTGCCCCTTTTCTGTGACCGGGTCTGGAACTGGTTTACCGAGGCGGCGTGGGCAGCAGGGCATATCCCCGAGCCCATCGTCCGGGTCGAGTGGTCGCCGCCCAAGTTCGAGGCGGTCGATCCGCAGAAGGACGCCATGGCCGATCTTCTGGCCATTCGATCCGGCACCGAGACGCTTGCGGAAGCTATCGCCCGCAAGGGCCGCAATCCCGACGCGGTCCTGGCCGAGATCGCCGCGACCAATGCCAAGCTCGACGAGCTCGGCATCGTGCTCGACACCGATCCCAGGCGGGTCACCAAGACGGGGTCCGCCCAGAGCACCGAGACAGCGGATGCCTCCGATCAGCAGGACGAAGACGAACCCGATCTGCGGCTGATCGCCAACGACTGACAATCAAGGAAACGAAATGGACAAAACGATCGAACTGCCGGCGCTCCGGCGGATGGCGGAGCTCGCGCCGGGTTCCGTCGACAGCGACAGCCGGACCGTCGAGGTGATCTGGTCGACGGGGGCGCGGGTACGCCGCGTGCCCTTCTTCGGACAGCCTCACGACGAGGAACTGAGCCTCAATCCGGCCCATGTCCGGCTCGAACGGCTCAATGCCGGGGCGCCGTTTCTGAGGGTGCACGAGCTGACCGAGCTCGATGCCGTGATCGGCTCGGTCGCGCCCGACTCCGCGCGCATCGAGAACGGCCGCGGTGTCGCCACCGTGCGTCTCAGCGAGCGCGAGGACGTCGAGGCCATTTGGCGGGACATCCAGGCCGGTCATATCCGCGCGGTTTCCATCGGCTACCAGGTGCACCGCTACGAGGTGTCCAAGCCCGAGGGCGGCCGCGAGCTCTGGCGCGCCGTCGACTGGACGCCCTTCGAGATTTCCGCCGTGCCGGTCGGCGCCGACCCCGCCGCCGGCTTCCGTTCCACCGAAACCCTTCACGCCTGCGTCGTGCATCGTGCCGGCGCGGGTCCAAAGACCGAAAGGACCAGCACCATGCATGACGAAGACATTGAAACCGAGGATGCTGCGGAAGTCGTCGAGGAGGTGGAAACGCCTGACGAGACGGAGACCGGGGAAACCCGCAGTCCGAAGAGGCCTCTGAAGCCCAAGGAGCAACCGAAGCCCGACGCGGAGGCGCTGGTCGCCGAGGCGAGGGCCAGCGAACGCGAGCGGGCGTCGACCATCTTTGATCTCGCATCCCGCCTTGGGCT